ATGCAAAATGTTTTTACAAATAATGTCAGCATCCTGATTAATGATCAACCTATTAGCCAAGAATTTCATCTTTATGAAGCTGGCTATGAAAAATGCCGCCCGACAAAACCAACTGAGTTTGCCCCTATTAATTATTGGGTTTTGCATTATTGTAGCGATGGTGAAGGCTATTTTTCAACACCCTTTATGGAAAAACAACACATTACCGCTGGCGATTTGTTTATGATTCCAGCCAATTGTCGCAATATTTATTATCCTAATCGGCAAAATCCTTGGACCTATCATTGGGTCGGTTTTGTTGGAGATCTTTCGTCTCAGTATTTAGAAAAAATAGGCCTGACTACCGAAAATTGTATTTTAAAAGGAACTGTTGATAAGAAATTAGAAAGTTTATTTAAAAATATTTACCAAGAAGCGAAGAAACATAATCATTTTGGCAGTTTAAGTGAAAGCTTTCAATTGTTGAATTATCTAGAGCATCATTCCGTTACACAGCACGAAAACCAAAGCCAACAATTATTTAACCAAATTAAAATGGCTATTCACGAAAATTTTTCAAACAATCTTTCAATTAGTCAATTAGCTTCTGAATATAACATTGATCGTAGCTATTTATTTAAGCTGTTTCAGCGTTATGAACAAACAAATCCTAGTATTTATGTACAAAACTTAAAATTGCAAAAAGCCTGTTCTCTGTTAAGAAAAAGTTCCTTAACCATCACGGAAATCAGTTTTGAAGCAGGTTTTTCTTCACCTTCTTATTTTTCAAAATTTTTCTTCCAGAAAAAAGAGATGACGCCTCGACAATATCGTCAACAGTTTTTGACTTAAAATAAATTGTTGCTTATCTGTAGTTAAAGAAAAAAACGATTTATTTAATAATTTTCAAATTTAGGTAGTTCTTATAATTTATCTATTTTATAATTAATTAGGGTTTTATTATAGGTGGGAGTGTGATATATAGACTAATCAAAATCAATAAATAATTTACAAGTTTTAGCAAATAAACAATATTGGAGAGAAAAATGAAACATTTTATTAAAGAAAACAAAGGTTTAGCCATCTACAGCTTTTTAATCGTCTTTGCTACTTATGGTATTAAACTATTTAACAATACTTACGCTATTGATACTATGCACTTAATGACTAACTACAGAGGCTACTTAAAACATTGGGTTTCGATTGGTAGACCAGGATTAGTAGCTTTAAAGCTTTTAACATACAACTATGTAAATGTTTATTTTTTAAATTTGTTAGCTATTATTTTCTTTGCTATCGCCACTATCTTGTTGTGCTATTATGTTGATCTTTCAACTAAGCAGATTTATAACAAAAAGTATTTATATATTATCCCAAGTATTTTTCCAACCAGTCAATTATTTAGCGAACAATTTTACTTCGTCCTACAAAATTTTGAATTTTCATTAGGTATCTGTTTGGTTATACTTTCTCTCATTGCTATTTACCATATTCCCAATAAAATTTTTAAATTATTCGGCTTTTTGTTGCTGACATTTACACTTACTATGTACCAATCATTCTTTGTATTTGCGTGTACCTTAATTTTATTCAAGATTTTAATGACATTGTATTTTGCTCAGTTGAATGACCTTAAAATTTCTTTTAAAGACTATGCCTTCAAAATTGGTCATTTTATTCTACTAGCTATTTCATCTCTCGTTCTATCTCAACTAATGACGGTGTTAGCGAAAAAAGTTTTAAACGTTGAAAGCTCCTATCTAGATAATATGATTCTTTGGGGTAAACGCCCCTTGATAGATTCTATCAACGATATTAAAGATTACGCCAAAGAACTATTCTTCCCTCCAGTCGGAGACACTTTTTTTACACCGCTATTTTTGATATGTGTTCTTTTACTGGTCATTGTATTAATTAATATGTCCTATCTGAAACGCAAAAATGTTTTCTTCATCTTTATTACCTTGTTAGGTATTCTAATCACTCCACTCATGTTTACAATTTTAGGTGGAAAACGTCCGGCAATTAGAGGTGAAGTGCCTAACTTTCCTGCTGTTTTAGCATTATTACTCATCTTTATTATGATTTACTGGGGATACAACTTTGTGCTTAAACATTTATTAGTTGGCATAGTAATTCTCTTTACTTTTATTCAAGTTCGGGAAACAACCAACCTAGAATATTCTGAGTATCTAACAGCGGAAGAAGATTTACGTACTGCGGAAATGATTACAAATAATATTTATTCAATGGAAATTGAGAATCCAGAATCCTATAAACTTTTAATGTATGGAAATCGTTCTCCTCGAAATGTTTCAAATATAAAAGGTGAAACAAACGGTGTCTCATTATTTGAATTCATGCCTAACTCGGTGCATACTAGTTTAAATACTTTACTCTATATGAAAACATTTGGATTAAATTTTAATGATCCTACACCAGAAGATTTTGAAAAACACAAAGCTTTACAAGCGGAAATGAATGTCTGGCCTAGCAAAGATTCTATCCGAGTGGTAGATGATTGTATTGTTGTTAATTTGTCAAAGTAGACAATTAAATTTTATAGATATTTTACTAACGGTAGTTGTTTTAGCAAAAGACAACTACCGTTTGCTATAAAAAAGAACCCTTGCCACACAAGGGTTCTCAAACATTCAAAAGTTGAATGAATTATTTTACTGTTATGATTTTTGTACTTTTTGACGAACTCTAATTCTTTCTAGACGCTTTAATACCGGTATTTCTTTAGTTTATTTTTTCTGACAAGTTCCACTTTTTCATAAAAAGTATGGTCAAAGTATGGTCGTTTTATTAAAATAATACTTTTCTTTATAAAATCTTTATTAAGTGATAGAATTGACTTAAATTAATAAGCAGGAGTGTATGTTATGGATTGGAAAGAAGTTGGAAAAAAAGCGTTAGATGTTAGTAAAAAGGCTACTGAGAAAAGTATTGATTCGTTCCAAGAATGGAAAAATGATCCAGAAAGAATCAAAAAAGCTGAAGAAAGAAAAAAAACAATCGATAAGAAACAAGATAAAAAAGCACCCATGTTTCATAACGGGGTTCACTGTCCTAAATGTCGTAGTATGAATGTAGAATTTATGCAAAATAACCGTAAAAGTTTTTCTGTAGGTAAAGCTGCAGGTGGTGCAATTTTAACAGGTGGCGTGGGTACATTGGCTGGATTCGCTGGAAAAAAAGGGAAAAATCAATGGCACTGCAAAAATTGTGGAAACACATTTACTTCAAAAAAATAGGAGCACTGCAATGGCTAAAATAAAACATAGAATAACAAAAAGAAAAGAGCAAATTAGATGCATTTTCCACGACAGAAAACCAATTCAAAAACGAATTGCACTGTGGATAGTACTTTCAATCTTAATATTAGATATAGTATTTCGTTTCGGCGTTTTCAAATAGTTGTGTTTTTAATCCAACCTAAAAAGGTTGGATTTTTTTATGGACCATACAGGACTCGAACCTGTGACCGAACGGTTATGAGCCGTTTGCTCTAACCAACTGAGCTAATGGTCCTGAAAAAATACCTCTTAAATAATAAGAGGTATTAATAAATTACTATTTGCATTTATGAGACTTATGTTTTGGATCAATCCTGTATATCACTAAATACCCGTCTTCATTATAATAACCAAATACCCTAAATGGATTTTGGTCTTTGCCATAATGATAAACTTCTCTTTTGATCCCATTAATTTCAACTTCTTCGTAATTACTTCCTCGGCCTTTGGTCCGCAAAAATAATTTATCGACCTCTGTAATTGATAAATTTTTTCCTGCTGTTTCAGCTATAAATTTATCTAATTCTTTCAAAGAACCTTTATCCATTTTTTTGAAGCAGTATTTATTGTCCAAACACTCTTGAATACAAAATCGAAATTTCATTGATTTTCTATCTAAAAAAGAGCCATTTTCTACAACTACATCTCTTGTTAATTTCTTCGCCAACTATTAGTCACCTACATATACACTTTTATAATAATTAGCCATGTCTTCTGTAGATATTTTTTCCCTACAACTATCTCCTTCTGAAACCCCAGCTCTTAATCTTGCTTGTTTCCAAGGTAATTCTGTATGAGTCAATGCTTCAAGCTCATTTGCTGACTTATCACCATAAGTAATCCAAACTGATTCTAGAACATCCACAGTTTGATTATCTATTGCAGCAGGTGAAGTACATTTAGGAATAGAATTCCATCTATATTCTCTATATTTATTATACAATTCTGGAGAAACAGGTCCATGCGCCCAAGCCTGAAATTCAGAATCATCTATTATGCTGTCATCTAAAAGTGCATTGTTCCACGCTTGTGCATAGTAACAAAGTTTTTGTAACTTTTTAGGAGTCATTGACTCTTTATTCAAAAACCAATCAGCTATTTCAAAAATACTATATTTTTTATTCATACTAGCCCCTCCTTAACACTTATAATATAACATTTAGCTACATTATATGCAATAAAAATATAGCATACACCCCTTTGGAAAACGGCATTAAAACAAGTTTAAGAAGTTTTTTTCACTTACAAACACGTAAATATGCCTAATCATAAGCTGGTTATCATATTTGTTAATTTTAATTAAATAACAAAAAAGAGCCACCTTGGGGGAGGTGGCTTAAGAGAAACTTAATAAGTGTATTCTTATTTTAACATTAGAACTATCAATAGTTCAATGTTTGACCAGGATAAATTAAGTTAGGATTAGCTAATCCGTTCCGTTGTGCTAAAGCTTGATAAGTCGTGCCAAGTTTAGCCGCAATACTTGATAAATTATCACCATATTGGACTGTATAAGCGTTGCTTACTGCTGATCCATTGACTTTTAAAACTTGGCCAGGGTAAATCAAATTAGGATTAGACAATCCATTTAGCGAAGCTAAGATTTGATAGTCTGTTCCATATTGATACGCAATGCTGGATAATGTTTCACCATATTGAACTACGTGAGTAGATTCTGGTTGTTTATCAGGAACAGCTGTTGCATCTGGCAATAATTCAATATCGCCTTTGCTAATCCATGACAGGATACCTTCTAACAATACTCTGCTTCCAGTTACTTCTTGTACTTTATAGCTGTTTCCTTTTACCCAATCTGGAATAGCTTCGCCTGTTGCCCAAGCATCTACGTTAAATTTCACTTTGACCGTATCGCCAACTTTAACATCAGAATTCGGTGTTTTTTCGATTTCTTCACCTGCATCTGTTGCTGGCGTGTCCGTTTCTGGCTTATTGGTATCTGTGTAGCCATTATCAGTAATACCTGTTAAGTCTACGTTACCATCTAACCCACCAGTAATATAAGCGGATGTGAATTGCCAAATGCCAATACCATCCATGCTTGGGAAATAAGCATACAATGGATTTGGTGACACACCATCAATAGGATACGCAGCAATCCATAAAGAGTTAGGAAACTCTTTGATGATTTGTTGATAGTTTACATGATTTAGTGTAAATGGCTTATAGCTGTAATACATTGGAGTATAGCCAGCCTGTTTGATTCTGCGCATACCGTACAAAATTGTCTCTGTATTTGCTGCTTTTTCGGCATCTGAACTTACATATCCTCCATATCCATCTGGAACACTAGCCAACGCTCCATGTTCAAAATCTAATGCAACGATGGAATTTTTAGGCGTTTGAATACGTGGCAAAAAGTAATCCATTGTTGTTTTCGCAATGTCCATGTTTCCCCAAGTGTCATACCAAATATAGGTATGCGCACGTTTACCTTGGGCAATAGCACTTGCCACTTGCGTTTTATATGTGTATTGTTCATAAATACCGCTAGCATTGTAGCCACCAATCTGAGCAATAGCGAATTTATCATGTGCATAACCAAAACGACCCTGTTCGCCTTGATAAATCGCCCAGTCAACGCCTTGGTCACCTTTTGCAGCAAATACATTTAAAGGCATAAAAAATAGAGCGACAAGCGCTCCTACTAAAATTTTCTTTTTCATTTATTTGTCTCCTTTTTATCTGATAAACCAGGCGTTGTATGGTCTGTCACAATTCCTAAAATAGTTAATACAACAAACACTGCATTGACAACATCTAACAGCTGCTGATTAATCACATCAATTTGAAATTTATACCCAAAAGGGACTGCAACTACTTGAATAAGTAACAAAACTGCAGGAATAAGAGACAACCAGAATTGTTTATTTTTTATTCTTGATTTCCAATCAATCATTTTTATTTCCTCCAATTCCTCGAAAGAGGGTTTTATTTTGTTCTTCCAATCGACTAATGCGCACTTCATGGTTATTTAATCGGTCAACAGCCTGTTTTAGTTCTTTCATGCTATCTTCTAATTGAGAGAAGACATGATAGAATTTCATTAATGCGAAGATAATTCCGCTTAAAAATGTAATCACCGCTAACCATTGTTCTAGTGTTAAGTTCATCATGCACCTACTTTCTACTTACAATAAAACCGCCTAGCTTTCGCTAAACGGCTTATTCATATTCTTATTACACAGAATAAAGTTTTGTAATCACATAATATTTCGCTGCAGTTCCATTATTCTTATGTCCTTTAATTTCTGTATTTGTTACATAAATATACTTATTGAATTTCGCACCATTTAAAGTCTCCAAATGATGAACAATAGCCACACCCGAATAATCCACCGCATGAGTTTTGGGAATAAACATATAATTCAAATCCCATGGCTGCGCTTTTCCCGTATTACTATCATAGGGTTGGTACAATGCGACCCAACCTGTAAAACATTTGTCTAAAGGTATACTTGGTTTCACAGACTGAGTCTCATTTAGATAGGCTGCGCCTTCCCAGATTTTTTTCCCTACGTTTAATAACATTTCCATTAAAGAATCGGTTAAATTCTTACCTGATATTTGTAGTCCGTCTGAAAAATTCTTTACACCTGCGATTTCTTGATTATTCGATAAATTAACAACACTATCTGTAGTAGCCAAAACTTTGAACGGACTATTTTGAGAAGAATTAGGAGAAGTCGTTCTAAATGCAATTAAAGGTGTTGCTAACGAATTCATTCTAATTTCTTGATACATAGATCCTGCAGTGCCCGCAATGGCATGTTGATAAACATATAGAGCAGAATATTTAAATTCAGGTGGCAAATCTGCTTTGTCAGTCATTGTTCCCGCAACTGTAGCATCTAGATAATAAAAACCAGCATAACCTGATAATTCTTTAAATGAAGTTACTCCCTTTGGCAAAGGTAGACCTGAACCATCATCATTAGTTAACTTTTTATTTTGAATGTCAAGGTTTTCCGTTTTACTTAAAAATCTATTATCAGCTTCCTGTTTCGTATAGAAGTTTCCCTCTTTAAACTTTTCAAGTGCTGCATCAACTTCATCTGTTACTGACTTCCCAATGGCTGAAATGCGACCTTCTGCATCCACCAATATATCTGTTATTTGTTTTTTTAGCGTATTTAAATCTACCTTGATCGCTTCAATACGTTTTTCAACATCATCATAATCAGTATTCATTTTATTTAGTGCAGCTTGATAAGCTTCATTTAAAGCTTTAACTAATTTGTTGTATTCAGTAATTATAGTTTTTGCTTCTTCTGCATCAATGTCAGCATTTCCATAAACCGTAATCTCAAAATCATCAGTAGATTCTCTCTTGTCATTCTTCATGAAAGAAAAATATGCTAGTTCATATGAACCAGCTACAGCAAATGCCATATTGGGGAAAGTATAGGTAAATTCCCCGTTTTTTCCATTTGTGATCTCTATTCCATCAGAATCAAAAACTTTTGTTCTTTCTTCATGAGTTACGCCTTCAAAAGTAGCTACCCAGTCAGTCAAGTCAAAGGGAGCTCCATCTTTAAATATTTGAACCCTCATTGAAAAACTTTCTCCGTCTCCGACTCGACCATAAACAATTGGTCGCCCGATAGAATTTTTTGAAAGATCAAATCTTAATAAATCGCTCATGTTTCATAACCCTCCTCTTTTTGTTGTGTCAGTCTAACCTCTTCATAACCTTTTCGATACGCAACAAGGTTCCAACTAAATTCTATTAGCGCTGGGTCGCTTTTGACTACAAAATATTTTTCTTTAGTTTCTTCTACCCATATATTTCCTTTACTATAAGGAGTTAACATAACATGATAATTTTCACTTTCAGTATTCACCGTTTCTAAAAAAATAGGTTCAATATCTATTTTTATTTCACCATCAGAATCTGTAATTGCTTTACCATAGTCAGCAAAATAATATTCTGGCGTTTCGTAGGCGTTTAACAGTCGATGACCGTATGACAGTGTATCCACAAGAGAGTTTTTGGAACCAGTAACACTAAGATTTCCTGTGAAGCTTGTAGAAGTAGCGGATATACTAATCCTTCCTCCAGATGATCCTAATACTTTAGTATCATTATTCCCTATACTAAAACCATTGCTACTCACATTTAAACTAGGACTATTACTAGCTGTAGAAGAATAACCAAAGCTCCCAGGTGCAAAATTCAAACTATGACCATTACCAACAACATAAAAGTTATCTAAGTTTGCAGATCCTGACATATTATTTGTTGCGCCAAAAAATGTTAGAAATGCCTTATTAAGCTTTTTATTAAATATCGTAAAAGAACCTTCGTCTGAAACATCTAATCTAACATTTCCTTCTTTTTGATTAATTAAAGTAGTGTAAAATTTAAATATTTCTTTTCCATCACTATTTCGCGTCCAAGTTATTGCCCCATTGTCCTCTTTTAAAGAAAAGTCTTTTCCGATGGATGTAATAACTGAACCTGAAATTGTTACACCTTCAATAGCTATCGCTTTTAAAATTCCAGTATTTATAGCAGAGGCGTTTATTCCGTTAGCAGTTATTGCATTCTCGAAGCTTTTCCCCCCATCCGTTGAAATTCCGATACCCGCAGAGTTTAATATAACTATTTTATTTGAGTCATTCTTATCAATGGCAAGAATACCTGTCTTGGCATATTTCACTTCCGTTTGTGAATTGATTAAATCGGAAGTTGCTTGCTGGATTGCTGCTGTTAACCATTCATTTGGAATAGGCTTTATTCCGTTAGATATATCTGACCATGATTGAGCGTTACTAGCATCAGCTTGGTTCTTCTTATCAACTAAGTTTAGTGAATTACATGTTATATTATTTTCAATTAAATCCCCAGTAACATTAAAATTCTCAGTTACTCCAACAATTCTTATTTTTTGTTGAAAACCTAACTGTTCATTAACAGCCATAATGTAATCTCCTGGTTCAGGCAACCCATATTGATACCCGACTTTTCTCAAATCTTCTACGGTTAAATTAACAGAGATACTATAAGAAGATTCAACAATTTCCTTTAAATGTTCAAGAAAACTATCTTCTTTAGTATAGCGTTCGTCAACAATTGGGTCCGCCTCAAGCTTCCCATAAATTTCCGCTAACGGGCTGGTATATTCAACTATTAATCTTCCTTTAGTAACATCATTTGGGTCTTTGTACGCCCCAAATCCTTTCGCATACGTAACAAAAACACTTATATTGTGCTCTAACCCTAACTCTTGCATATTAAAACCTTTACGAACAATCGTTGATAAATCACTGCCTATCTTGTCAACGATGTAAAGGTTATTACCAATAATTTGAAACTCAGTGTTAGTACTATTTATAAAGTCATTAAATAACGCTAATCTATTTTTCATTCCAAAATTTTCTTTTTCGAATGCTGGTATAGTAGCAGCTAGTGAATAAGTAAAACCACTGTTTTTAAAAATAAAATCTAGATAAGCTTTTGCAGTATTTGAACCGTTTAAAGTATCATACACGCATGATTTACCCATTCTAAAGAAAAATTCATGTATGGCATCAAATTCAACAGTAATATTATTTCCATAATCAGTTGGCATGGCATAAGTTAAATAGTATTTTTCATTTTCAAATTCTACTTGCCAACCTCTGTCTATTCTGTGAAGGACATCATTATTAGTATATATAGTACCGCTAATTGATTTTTCACCATTTAGGCTTCTAACGAAAGATATATCTGCCAATGCAATAAAAGTATTTCCATCTGTATCTATGAATTGAACCATCACTACTTACTCCTTATCTATATAAGTCAACTTTATTCAATATATTTATTTCTACTTCACCAATGTTAAAAGATGTAGAAAACGGTATAAAACCAACCTCATTTGGCTTTAAAATAAAATATTCAATATTTGTCTGATCATTAATATTTAAACCATTAAGAGTGAAAGATGTTCCTTCTAACAAAAATTTATCGCCGGATAAAATATTTCTTTTACCAACATACTTAAACTCTCGTTCATCAATAGATAATTTAAATTCAGCCCCTAAATTTTTTTTTGCAATAATTTGCACTTTCCATGGCCATTCTAATTGACTGCAAGGAACAGTACCGCGATATTCAATCATTTTAGAATTTGTTATTTCTATATCATCAGGGATGGTAATTCCAAATGGTAAATCTACCGTCTTAAATGTTAGTGATACTTCGTATAGAAGGCCTACATCACTAAAGCCTTGAAAATCATAATTGATTTCTCCGTCTAATAACACTTTATATCTATAATGATATTGACGTTGCTTATCAACTCTCAACATATCGAAACCTTGCTTTTCTCCAGGTCGCTCATAACCATATAAGCTTTGATTAGTATACATTTTAGTTATATAAAATGGTTCTGTGTCTGCAAAAGTACCATTCAATTTATCTTTCATGTACTCATCTTGAAGTTCATTTTCTACATAATAATAACCACTCACAGTGATTTTTTTCTCACTATGAGTGGCTCCCAAAAATAGACTTCGGTTAGTTCCGTCTATTTTTTTAGTATTAATTTCAACAATAGAATTAGTGGAATTAATATCTATCACAAGGACACCTAGGGAGGACATCCTTGTAGATAAGTTTTCCTTTTCTATTTTTAAGTCCATAGTGTCCTCCTCTATTTCTTGTTAACCAAATTAACTTTATTTTGATTTCTTGCTTCTTTTTGTTTAACAATTGTGTATATTTTATCTCCAACAAGTTCGGTATGAACTTCAAATACTGGTTCTTGTAATTGACTAGTTTTAACTTCTTCGCTTAATTCATTCATAGATGAAGAAAGCTTATTAGAGACATTTCTAGTATCCGCCGTTAAAACAGAATTTGCTTCATATTCTTGTGATTTTATTGATGTTGCATATGCTAACGCTTGTCTATCAACTTGCTTTTGCATTCTTGACATGCCGTTAACTAAACCCATCCCAACAAATCCCCCAATTTTATCGGTAACACGTGATGGCGAATGAATATCCAGTGCTTTCCTCATAGTACGGGCTACGTTACTAGCTATATTACTAGCAGTTGCGTAAATAGAACCCGCAGAATTTGCTAAACCATTTCTCAAACCTATACCTGCATTATAACCGATATTAGAAAGCGTTGAAGTCAATCCACTAAAAATGGAGTTTATTCGACTCGTGGAAGAAATCATTATGCTTGTCATTGAATTCATGCTATTCATAACGGCACTATTCATTCTATTCATACCATTTTGAACATTATTTGCCATTGAATTGAATGCTTGAGTATTTGCAGAATTTATCCTACTGAATCCCCCGTTAATAGTACTAACAACACTATTCATTGTACCTGTCACATTTGACTTCATTGAGTTCATGGACTTCGTTACATTGTTTGACATCTGTGAAATGTCTTGCGAAGATTTATTATTAATATTTTGTGTATTATTTGATACATTTTGAAACATTTGGTTAGAGGCACTAGAAGCTTGTTGGGTAGCTTGATTCATATTAGTGCCAACAGCATTCGCAGTACCAGAGGTAGCCTGATTAACATTAGATAAAATACTATTATAGTCACTAGAGACACCATTTAGTGCACTATTAGACTCTTTTGTTGCAGCATTTGCTGCTTTAGTTGAATTTGAACTTACTACACTATTAAGGTTATTCATCGTTCCTGATACATTTGTAGCTAGTAGATTATAGTTTGAAGACGTACCATCTTTAGCTGCATTAGAAGCATTAATTGCATTGTTTGAGGCTTGTGTACTCAAATTACCTACATTTAAATTCATGTTGTTCATTGAATTAGCAACATTTGAACTTGCTTGTCCATAAGATGAACTCAAATTTGTAGCAGTAGTAGTAGCATCATTTGATACTTTTGAGCTTGTTTCAGATGACTTACCCGTTATTGTGTTCCATAAATTTGAAAACCCATTTTTAATACCATCCCAAGCTCCTTTTAAAACATTAGGAATAGCCTCTAAAATAGCACCAGCAAGAGCTTTAATAATATCCCACCCAGCAGCAATAATTTGTGGTAGCATCTGGATTACCGTGCCAATCAACGTCATAATGATTTGTATTCCCGAAGAAACGATGTTTGGCAAATTCTCAACAATACCATTAACCAAGGCCATAATAATTTGCATTGCTGCGTCTAGAATCATAGGTAAGTTTTCTACAATAAAATTACATAATGAATTTATAATTTGGACTGCTCCATCTAAAAGCTTAGGTATATTATCCATTAAACCTTGGATTAATGTTAGAATCGCGTTTAATGCGACAGGTAAAATTTGTGGCAATAATTGAGTAAGACCATCAATTAAATTCTGAAGAATCTGAATACCCGTATCTATAATTTGAGGTAGATTTTCCATTACAGAATTAACAAACGAATCCAAGATTTTTTTCACTGATTCAACTATTTTTGGTATATTTTGAATGATTCCTTTAACTATATTCAGCAAAAGTTCCATTCCCATTTTTAATAATTCAGGCAATGCACTTGCTATGGAGCTCAAAAATGAAGTAATAACTTCTAACGCTGAATTTATAAGAGACGGTGCATTTTGCCCCACACCTTGTACAAGACTTCCAATAATTTTCATACCTGAATCTATGATTATTGGAATCATTGTAGATATAGCACTAGCTAGTTTAGCAATTAATTCAGTGCCACTTTGCATAAGTTGTGGCAATTGTGAGGTAATACCATTAACAAGATTAGTTATAATTTCTGGGCCTTTTGTAGTTACCGTCTTTAATAATTTGTCAATTTGTGCTCCAAATTGATTATTGATTAGTCCCAATCCAGCTATAACTAATCCTAATATAGCTGCAGGTCCTATAGCTGATAAAGCTACTTGCATGATAGTTCCCATTGCAGAAGTCATGCCACCTAAGGCTCCCATACCAACAGAACTTGCCATGGATAAGCTACTTCCTATTTTAGGAATTAAACCTATCAAACCTGTTAATCCAGAACTAAACATTTTGAACGGTCCGCTTATCATACCTCCTAATATTCCTGAAAATGCTGAAAATCCGCTTGAAAGAGATGCAATTGCAGGAACTGCTTTACTGACTACTAGCGCGCTTCCCAATACAGCAGCTATAGGTAATAGTCCTTGAATAGCACCTTTTAAAGCATCAATACTTTTTTTAGACAAATCAGTGCCATTGATAAAATGGTTTAAAACATTTGTAGCAACATCTACTGCTGCAGATATTTTATCCATATTAAAATCACCAATTTTATCTGTTAATTTGCTGACTGCTTCTATCCCTACTTGAGACAGTTGATCAAAAGCCGGTTGTAATTTATTGGTGATTGTTTCCTTTAAGCCATCCATTGCTTGACCGACAGTTTTATATTCGGTAGCCATTTTTGAAAACGTTTCGTTTGTACCAGTTTTAGTTATTGCATCAAAGAAATCTTGAGTAGCAATTTTCCCATCTTGAACCGCAGTCACCATTTCAGAGGTTGACATGCCCATAGTTTTAGCAACAGCTGCAATACCCGCAGGAGTTTGTTCTAACATCAATTTAAAATCTTGCCATTGAACCATCGGTTTAGCAGCCATTTGTGTAGCTTGTTGACTTAGCGTTGTCATCGCTTGTGTCGGATTTTCAGCTGCCGCAGCTAATCCACCAAAACCCATAACCAATTTGTCAGTATTTTTTATTCCTACAGCTGCTAATTGACTATATGTAGTAGCCATTTCAGAAGCAGAATAAATTGTTTTAGTGGCAAAATCCTGTAGCTCTTTTTTTACAGATGCTATTTCATCTTTTCCTTTACCAATATTTTCCATATTAGCATTGAAAGTTTTCCATGTAGCTGAGCCTTGGTTCAAGTCACCTATAATTTCTTTAAATCCGCTAGAAAGTGCTGATATGCCTTTTTGAGCTACCGCGTATGCTGCACCAATACCTATGATTTTTTTTACTAAATCATCTGTTGCTGATCCTGCTTTATTGGTTCCTGAAACCATCTTATTTAGTGCGTTAGACGCTTTTGATCCAGCACTATTAAACGCTCCAGTTAATTTCGAACCTATATTAGTTCCCAAAGTAGTAATTTTTGAACTTATTTCACTAGCACTTGATCCAACAGCTTTAAATGCACTTTTAAAAGGCTGTGGTATTTTAGAAGCAACTGTCGAAAATGCTTTACCAATTATTGATGTTTGTTGTGATAGTCCAGCTCCCATTTCTTTAGCTGAACTTACAACCGCATTCTTGGCAGCTGACATCCCTTTTTTAATTGGTTGTGGTATTTTTTCGCCGATTCCAGCAATTACACGTTGAATACCGCCGCCAGCTTTTTCAAATAATGCAACAGTTTGCGGTAAAACTTTAGAAACGCTATTTAGCATCGGATCAGCTAACTTACTCATAATTTGACCGACTTTTTGAGTAGTACTCATAGATCCGCTTTGTAATATGTTAGCAACATCATTCATAGTTTTATTCGCTATAGATGAAACTTTATTCATTGCAGCATTATATTGCGACAAATCAGCACCGATAACAGCGTTAATAGCACCTTCAAAAGCCATTTACTCACCTCCACTTTTTATTTTTGAAATAGTTCATCACTTCTTTTGCCTTTTCCACACGATTGTATGTTTCTTCCTTTTCGTTTGTCGTAGCAAAAATAGATTTTATTTTGCGTTCAATTTTTTCTTTATCAAATACTTTTTTTATTTTTGGCTTCTTTGCATTCAAAACATATCTTAAAGTAAACGCATAATGGGCTTTTTGTTCTTGTTCATCTACACTTTTCAAAGCTAATCCTTCTAAAATCGCTTCTAACTCCCACTTATAACAAGACATAATTAATGGAATATCCACTAATCCTTGCCTAGCACAATTCACTATGAGATTTCTTTCTTGATTCGATCTGCTAAATCTTTGACCGCTTTTGCTTGTTGCTCTGGATTTTGAATCTCTTCGGTCGGTTGTTGGCTCTTCAAGTAATCTGCTGCTTTCTCTAGATTGTTGATATATTTCTTCAATTTCTTCACGAAAAAACCAGAATCCAACATTTCTTGTTTAAGTGTTTCAAATACCATGCTGTATCCTTCTTCTTCATCTTCAAAAGTTTCCACAAAATCCTGAACAGACTTCGCAATGTCTTCATCTGTTACTTTATCTTTTGAAGCCAGCTTGATAATATCAAAAAGCGCATCATCATCTTCTTCTAGAACTTTTACAAAAAGAACACCTGCGCCATCATTTTGTGAGTTACCTTGAGCATCTTTTGTACCTAGCTTTTTATTAGCTTTAAATAACATTCCATAATTAAACTTAATTTCTAATTGTTTCTCTTTTAATTTAACTGCAAATGACATATATTATTTCCTCCTGTTTTAGCCATTTTTATAGCTTCTATATATTTTATAGTTGCTTTATCTTTAGCCATATTATCTAACCTATCTTCAAAAGGACTAGTATTAACATATTTTCCTTTAAAAAATAAATCTTTATCTTTTTCAGTTACACCTGCATTGTGTAATATTTTTGTTTCGTACCATTTATTGACTGGATCAGTTGGCCAGCAAAAATTTAATTCTTCATCGATTTTCGGGCCTATGTTAAAAACTAACATATTCCATAATTGAGCCCACATTTCCGCAGTCCAAATTTGAATATTACTGTCTTGGTAATTTAAATACTTGAATAAACGTATTGAATCACAATAAACCTTTTCCCAATATTCTTTTTTCGGATTGGTTATAACCCATTGAGCCCCACCTGAATTACTATTAATTGTTTCAAGTGATTCAAGATTGACACCAACTATACCGGACATCTCCTGCAATATTTTGTCTCCATTTTTGCAGCTACGTATATAATCAATATTTAAATAGCCATTACAATCTGAACAGTACCAAACATCCTCTTTCAAATTAAACTTGTTGAAATCAATCAGTTCTCTAAAAATCACATCTGAGTCCATATAGAAGTATGTTTCTTTTTCTCTACTAGGGTCTTCTTTTAAATATTGCCACCACAAATAAGGCTTAATCGAAGGGATATAGCTTTTATCCCTTCGATTATCCTCATAAGTATGCACTGTTACACCATACTCTTCTTTAAAATACACAGGAATTGATGTATCATGTTTCGAAAAAAGCAATACGATGTCTTCAATTCCTACTTTTTTTAAATTAGTAAGACACACTTCTAATTCCCATTTAAATCTTTGAATCGCAGGCTGACATAATAGGTATTTCATTTTAATTACCTTTGAGTTGTCGTTGTGGTTGTTGTAGGTCTTGTAGTGGTTGTTGTTGTTCCATTATCAATATTGCTATAATCACCAGTAGTTTCTCCTGGGCGTTGGAATTGATACAAACTTTCGACCATTGCAACGTCTTCATCTGACAAAGGAAATGTTCCGTCTTGCAATTTCCCTACAATATTTAATGTGTAGCTAATTTCAACTAAATCTTCTCCTTCAGCATATTCTAATTCGTCAGGGATACCATAACCAAATTTAGCTGGATAAGCTTTAGTTCCGGCTCCTTCTTCCGTTGCAAGAGTATCGTCAACAACAACTCGCCATACTTTAACAGAATGTCCATTCTTTTTGGCTTCTTCAATAACATCAATTGATTCATCATCGGGAGCAAAGTATTGTGTCAATTCAATACTATGTTCATCAGTTGACTTTAAAATTATACGCCCCATTTTTGTTTGTTCATCGATGTTGTCACCGCCAATAGTTGTAGTACCATCTGTTTGAAATGCAGGCAAGAGAGCTGGAGATCCAATTGGTACTTGTGTGCTTTGAATAAAGTACCAAACACGGTTTCCTCTAATAGGTGTTCCTTGGAATTTTTTAATTCTGTTATTTACTGTTTCTGGCATATGAATTCCTCCTAAAAAATATAATCAGATATTTTAAACACGACATGATAAACTTCTCTACCAATAGTGTTATCAGGTCTAATATTTGTACTAATTTTCTTTGTTCGTAGAGCAGATTTGGTTTGATATATTACATCTTCGACTTTTGCTCTACTATTTACTGGATAAAATAAATCTATTTGTAAATCAGTGTTCACTATTGCAGCACCAAATTTTGCACTTTTTGTATCATCGTCAAAGTGATTGCCAATAACATAAAAAGGCTCAATAATTTCTGGCCCTGGAAGTTTATAGTAAATAGGGATTCCCGTTTTATTTAATTTTTCAGAAATCTCTTTTAAAAATTTAGTATTTGGGGCATGTTCCACTTCATTTACCTCCAACTATCTTTTGTAAATTCTTCATTAATGTTGGATATTCTTCTTTAACAGCAGGATACAAGAAAGGTTGAGCAGCCATGAAACGTGTTCCTTCTTCGATGAAAATTGAATAGTTAGCAGGCGAGTCTATACTTACACACATTCTGTACATCATATATGAATATATATTGTTTCTTAACCATCCAGTATCTACCGGTGCTAATTGTTTAGCCCTTTTCTCAACTCTAAATCCTGATTTTTGCAATTCTTTATGAATAGACTGTTCTGTTTTTTCTTTTTGCTTCTTAACACCCCGAACAAATGCCTTCAGTCCAACAATTTGAATAACTTTGCTCATGTTAATATTACAACTGTTGAATTGCGATGAAACTTAACATCAAAAATATTTTTAGAAATACCGTCTATATTAATTTCATCAAAGAAGAAATATCCCTGTAAATGAACTTTAAGTGCATTCTTATTGTATTTTCCAAAGAAAGCTATTTGTTCATCAAAAGAAATATTATGGATACTACAAGGTACTGTTCTAACTTCTTTTGAAATGGCTTCTTCTCCTAAATACCCTTCAGTAGTAATATTCTTAACTATTTTACAACGATGGTTATAAATCATGGTAAAAACCTCGCAATTCCTTTACCAGCTCTAATTTCAGGCTTGGTATACTCGTCTAAAATGTTCAAATATTCATCCAAATAACTCTTTTCCCAAGTAAAAGAACGACCTTCTTCGCTGTCAGAACTTGTCCCTTCACTATTTCTTTTGTTGAAACGTTTAATTGATACATCTCTCAATATATAGTTCAAACTATCAGGTACAGCATCGTACTTATCTGTTCCATTTTTTTGAGCATATTGATTCAAGACAGATAAAATACGTTCTTCACTGTCTTGAATCACTAATGTTAACAATTCATCTTGGAGTTCGTCAGAAATGCCTAACAAAACTTTGATTTCCTTCAGACGATCACCGTATTCTTTTTCTGTCTTTCCCATATCAGAAACCTACTTTACCCTTGTGTCGTAGTAGTCGTTGTTGTTGGTTTTGTCGTTGTCGTTGTTGTTTCACCACTAATTGTTGCTTCTACTACACCTTCTGGAATTTCAGGGAATAATGTTAAAGCATTCATAAACAATGATTCAAATGTTGCATTTCGTAGAGTACGTCCACGAGTCGCTGAAATAAAACCAGTTTCATCAACAAAGTCCACAAAAATATCACCTAAATCAGATGCCTTCATATCCAAGTATGCTAATACGATATTGTCAACGGCGGTAGAATAAACCTTTCCTTCTGGGATTGCGTTTAATACAATAACGTTTGTTGCACCTAGAAAGTTTTTCAATAAGGTCATACCAAATACATTAGATGCATCTGCTAAGACTTTTGTATCCCCTAAGTAGGTTGCTACATCCATAGGATTTACAAAGGAAACAAATTGAGCGCCATCAAACTCTTCGAATGTACTTAGTTTCCCCCATGATTGTGCTAACGCTTTTTGTAACCCTTCAGCTGGAATTTTAGTAGGAGCTGTCCCTAAAAAATTAACAAATTGCGTTTTAATTCCACCTTGAATTTGGCGCAATAATTTTTCGTCAGATTGATCAATCGCAATAGATGCTCCATGACGAGCAATTGCTTCAGCAGTTACTGCACGGCGCCATTTATTAAATGTTACTGTAAATGATTTTCCTTTAGCTCGAGTTACTTTGGATAAAGGAATATCATCGCCTTCCGCAACATTTCCATCTTTTAATGACGTTGTCCATTTGTACATTTGAATTTTCATATCTTTAGATAAAGGTTCTAACCGTGTTACACCTAATAACTCTAATAATTCTTTGATGCCTTTCTCAAAACGATTCACAAAATCAATGGATTTAATTTCTCCTAAATCGTCCATTTTTGTAAGGTCTGGTTCTGCCGCAAATAGTTGCAAATCCATTTTTAATAAACGTTCTTTATTAGTTTTTGACATATTTTTCATAAGTTATTCCTCCTAGAATAAATCTCTATTTTGAGCAATCATTCTTTGACGCTCTTTAGAGTCTTTAATTTGCATAATTTCAGCTTTAGTCATTTGACCACCGTTATTGCCTACTCGTGTCTTATTTTTGCTAGCAAGGCGCTCGTTCACCTTTGCTTCTACAGCTTTATCCCATTCATCACGAAATGCCTTTACATCTTCCAGAATTTCTTCAGCTGTTTCTCCGGTAATTCTATGGGCAAAATCAGAAGGCATACCTTCGGCTTTTAACTGATTTCCTTTTTCAACGAACAGTTGCTGTTTTTGGAACTCAGCCTTTTGTTTTTCAAACTCTTCTTTTTCTTTATCAAGAATAGCTTGTTGTCGCTCTTTTTCTGAAAGTTTCGCTAAACGAGCGGCTTCATTCTTTTGTTCTTCTAAATCTTTTTGCCAACGTGATTTTTTACTTTTGATAATCTCATCAACATCTTTATCGTCTTTTAATCCGAACTTTTCTTTAATTGAAGTCAGCTGTTCTTCATCTAGTTCATCGAGATTCAATGATTTTTGTTCATCTTCATTTTGTTGCTGATGATTATCTCCTCCACCTGAACTATTTCCATTATCTGCAGCAAAAAATTGTAATTGCATTGGTAATAAATTACATGTTTTCATTTGACTTTCTCCTTCCATAGCTTTTATTGAGAATCAATGCTTGCTCATTTCCGTAGCTTTTTTTGTCATCCACGCCTGGACAAAATAAAAAGCCGTTTAAAACGACTCAACTTCTAATTCTTTGTAAATGTTTAATAATTTAGGAAACTGAATAGCAATCCAATCAACGATTTCTTCATTTCTTGGCCATTCTGCGTTATTGTCTAATCCCGATTCAAATAAAATAGCATGGATAATTTCATGGCGTATGGTTCTAGCTTCATATATATCAATTTCTTGAAAATTATCTGGATCTCCGTTATCTAACTGATTAATAAAAATTTCTTTGGTCGTAAAATCAGTGACACCGTCTGCACCGCGCATAAAAGGCTTGTCTGCTTCTGTTGTCTCTTTATAAATTGTGTATTCTACGCCTAATACATTAACTTTTGCTTTTTCTTTCATTACTATTTTCCTTTCTCAAATGCTCTTCATAATCAGAGTCAAGGTAATCATATGGATCTGGTGGTACTTCTTTTTGTTCGTAATGAATTCCTGTCTTAATCAGCATAATCGTTATTGCTAGTGAAAACCCTAAGAAAGGCATGCCAATAATTAAAGCAATAAATCTTAGCAACATTTTAAACATCCCTCAATTCTTTTTTACTTGGAATGATCGTACTTCGACAGTTCACGTGCATCGGTGGTGCATTTAGACCAGGTTGAAAATCTGCTAATTTAAAGACGTCACCGTTTAGACCTTTGCATATTTCGGTAGTGCGATTGTCAATATGAGCAAGGTATTCATATTCAGTGAAACCAGCATCTATATAGCGTTTTGCCGTAGCATTATTGATAATATTCGTTCCATCTGTACGAATGATTGCTTCAGCTCTTGAACGCGCTACATTGTATTTTTTTCTTAACTCCCTTGCCATTTCAGCAGGGCCCAATCCTCTTACAAATCCTTTAACTAAAGTATTCCTCAAGTCATTAGCTAAATCATCTACATTTCCCCAAATACTTTGCGAATAGTTTTTTCCATTGAATGGTGTATTCACTAATTGTTCTAAGGTAGGTAGATTTAAAGTACTCGCAGAATTTCCACCAGATATTTTTCTATATGCGTACTTCGCGACTTCTTTCAAATAGTCATTAAATGATTGTTCAAGATCACCGCGCATCACACCTAATTGATAAAGCAAGTCTAGCTGTAACGCCTCTAATCGAGTGACTTTTCCAGCTCTATATTGTTCATTTAAGCGTTTCAATAATTCCGGGTCTTTTTTAGCCGCTTTGAAATATTTCTTGGCATTCTCTCTATAATCACTTAAGTCCTCCCTCATGAGCCGTTTTTTTGCTTCTTGCATAGAGATTCTATTTTCTTTAGCATACTGAGTATAAAATTTATATATCTCTTTCTGGATGTTCTGGCGATTTTCTGTGTATATAGATTGTAATTCATCGAAGAAATCTAAATCCGTTTTATCAACGTAAGCCATGATTTCATCCATACGCTTTATCCAATATTGCTGTGAAGTCATTCAATCAGCCCCTTAATTTGAAACGCCAGTCAGAATGCCAATAGTGAATCTTAAAGCCTGATTTTCATTAAACCCCTCATCTAAACATTTATCAAAAAGATATTTTCCCTGCTTAGCAATAAATTCTAAACTTCTTTGCGTTTCGAAAAATGTAGCTTCAAGTGTTTGATTATTCTCATTCATCTTCATTAATTCCTTTAGCTGCTTCTCGTTCATCGTCGTCATTCCCCATTTCATTCTTATTCACTTCAGGCCTTCGTGGTTCTGGCTTATCATTTGTTTCTTCCTTAATACGTTTTAGTTCGACATCGGGATTGACACCCGTTACTGTAGACAATATTTCAAATAGTGTTTCATCTGAAACTTGTCCAACTAATTGACTAGCTAATGAAACAATCTCGTTATCTGATTTAGGAACATTCGCAGTAAATATAATATTCGTATTATTAATATCATTGTAAGCTGTTGAATCGTTCCCTTTTATTTGCCAAATATTAATAGCTAGGCGCAATCGTCTCATCAAACCTTTTTCAAATAAGCGCTGTTGCATAACCCGCCGATTATCCGCAGCCATTAACTTGTATTTCATACTCTCACCTGATTGTGTACCACTGAAATTGGCATCCAATGTATCTGGTGTAAAAGTAAATCGTAAAATATCATTAACCAATCTTTTCTTATAAGTCTCTGCACCTTCTGAGTCATATTCTTTTATGAGATATTTTGCATCAGGTTCTGATCCGTTTGGATTTGGATTATCATCTAAAATCATTATTCGTGCTTTTTTGAAAGCTAAAGAAACAGCTAACCGTGAATTAGGAACAATATTACCATCTTCATCTAAGTCATTTTGAGCAGTCCCTGTGTATGGATTTCCTTTGATAAGCAAAATAGCGTCCATTGTGTCCTGCTGATAATTAGCTAACTCAGATTGAGACAAATCATAAGCATCAATTGAATCTAAAACAGGTTCGTATGCACCTGTACGGTCTTCATTATTTGCGAATTCATTAATAGGTACGCCATTAAACGCATAATCTTCAAAGTCTAATAATGTCAATCCCTTTTTATTCTGGTTGTCATTGACATAGATGTATAACATGTCAGATGTATAAACGTTTATAAAATCCTTACGCACCCCATCGCCATAATCTATTGAATAATAATAAACACCAAATAAAGAATTACTGTCAGTCGTATCATCATATACAATGAATGTCTGCTCTGGGTTTAATTTAACTAGTTTTACAAACGCTTGTTCATCTTGTAAAGCAATTGTTTCCAACTCGTAGGCTCTGCCATAGATTGACAAATCGGTTTTGATAAGTACGTTGTGATAGGCTTCGTTGTTTTGCTTATTGAAGTCATCGATTTTTTCTTGCAGTTCATCATTTTCATTTTTGTACTGGACCGGCTGTCCCAACATATAGCCTTGCTCAAAAATAGTGATATATCTAGCAAAATCACTTGCTATTCTATTGTCGGCAGCGTATTCATCAGTTTTTGGAGGACGATATTTGATGTTATTATCTGCTAAGTAATAGCGTTTAAGCTCTTTTAAACGTGGCACTTGTTCAGCAAGATGTCGATTAACAAATCTTTTTAGTTGAGTAATCCATGTTTCACTATCAAATTCTAGGCTTTCAAAATCTTCCTGTGCCATTCTAAAAACCGCATTCGCATTTTTATGATACCTGTGATTTCTTAAAAACGTTACTTCATTCTTTTTATTCACTTTTTCATCCCTTTCTTTATCCAAAGAAGAACTTGGCAGCGTCCATACGTTCCTCTAATGATTGTGGATTCTTCAAGCTTAAGGTCCTAAGGAGACTGGCCGCGCTGTCTGGTGCATCGTCATGTTCTGCATTTTCTGTATAGTCCAAAATTTCGGCAATGTACTCTTTATCTGTATCTTCTAACCAAATAATCAAGTGCCAGTACTTACGCAAATAAGTAGATATTTTAATAAATTTATTCATAGATTCATGATATTCAGTAACAAACTGACCGCACTCACGTAAATTCTTAGCTAAGTACCCTTTGTCTCCGTTCGTTTCTGTGTGGAAAGTTCCTGCCTGGTAGTGTTGATGCAATCGCAAAATTTCAGGCAAGCAATCATCCACATGTTTCTGCCACTTCCTACCATATCCAATAATTGTTCCATCTTTTTGTTCTTTGAAGATGGTTAAGGCTGTGCTGTCATCGCCACCATAAGCCGCGTCGATGTGTGCTACACCGTTATAAATAAGATTAATACTGTCGGTATAGGTTGGTGCAGTAAATAGCGATTCACTGTCAGCAATATGTTTTAGCTCATAGTTTGCCGCAAATAATGATGGTGTCATTGCTTGTTGCAATGCCTGACGTTGTTCTTTGTCAATTAATCCTGTTTCGTAACAATCGAATTTCTTGACGTTAGGCATTTTAGAGATTGCGTCTTCTTTGTGCCATGGTGTACCTGTGTTAATAAAACGACCACCGCGATTTTTAACGTTCTGCAATTCTTGATACTGAAGTTTCGTTCTCTCTCGTTCAGCTCGACTGACTCGGTCTTTAATGTTAACAATGTCATCAGTAATAACGATGTCCGCATGTTTACCAGTCAGAGAAGCGTATATTCCCATACCGAGTAATTGAGAGGTTCCTCGGCTAGATGTTTTTAAGTTGGTATCTATTTCCGTGGTGGTCTCTTTCAAAAGCACTAATTCAACGCCATATAATGCAAATACAAGCGTTTTAAAGTATTTGCTAGATAAAACCTTAGCCACTTGTAAAATAATCTCTACGACGTCAGTATCAGTCTTACGTAAGAAGATAATGTTTTTATTTGGAAAAAGAACCATCAACAATGCAATTGCAATCGCCAAGGTAGTTGTTTTAAATGAGCCACGATGAGCCAATAACGTTTGATCGTCTTTCTCAAACAAAAAAGACTTTAACCAATCATTGTGCAATTCTCCTAAATCGTTAAACCCCACTAAATTTCCAAAAATTACCGGGTTCGTTTTGATTAGGTTCAAATATTTTCGCTTTTTAGGGCTCATGTAGAATCATCCTCGAAAAACTGCTCGATTTCGACTGCTGCATCGGAAATATTAAGCGATCCTGAAACCTCGGTTTCTCTTCGATCTCTCCACTCATCAGGCTTTCTGTTCTTAAGCCAGAAAATTGCGGATGTAGGGTTGGGCGCCACTTGTTTCGTTACTTTTTTGGTTACTTCCATGCCCGCTTCTGTTAATTCTTTTGTAACTTCGGTGTATTCATAACCCACCGCACTTTTAAACAGTGCATTTTCAACTTGACGATCTACAACTTCTTTTCCTCTTTTGAGGGCGGAAGAAATGGAAGAAAACCTCTTTTTCCAATCGGTAAATGTCCGTTCGGATACTCCAACATTTTGTGCGATTTGCTTATCGACGAGGCCATCTCGTGCCCACCCTTCGATTTTAATTAACCCTTCGTCAGTCAGCCACTCTGTGTACTTTGCCATGACCTCACCTCCTATGTAATTTTATGTATAAAAAGAGACACCCAGCAAGTGGATGCCTCTCGTGAAGGATAGAAACATCTATTGACGTTTCCTAATTTATTTAAGTAGCTATGCTACCTATTGGCGTGACAGGATTCGAACCCGCATCTTATCTCACACGAAATAAGTTGCATTACCACAATGCTACACGCCAAACCAGAAGGAGCGACCTTCTAGCAATTGCTAATAAATCAAATTAACCTTTACACACTCTCGTCAGAATGTTTTCCCTTCAGGATGTAGCTTTCGCAGACTTTCACGGCTAAAATGATTATGTCACTGGCAAGGATTTGCACCTTGTAAGGTCTATATTCCACCACAGTGACCAATCAATCAAACACCAGCAAAAACAATTGATTAAGTTTATCCTAAACGTACCTAGCTGCTACTCTATGAGTTTAGGAATTGCTCTCGTGCATAAGCAGCTGCCGCAGAGATCTGGTTAATGTTCTTATCGTCATATGCTGGGATAGAGCAATATACCTAACCTCGACTAGTATGAATCAGGTAGTTACTACTGCATTCCTAGCAACTATTTGTGTCACTTGCAAACCTGTAGAAAAAAGAGGAGGTTATTCACCTCACTTCATTTTATTGAGAACGTGAGTCTGCAAGTGACCATCGAAAGTCAAATCAAACGGTGACTAAACCAGAAAGCGTTGTGTAATGTGTCCATTTCTTTGACTTTCGATATTACTATATTAGCATTCAAATTCGTATAAAAACCGCCAACTTTACGCCAAAAAACCGCCAAAAATTATTTATATGCAATTATTTTTCCATTGCGGTAAGCTTCTGCGAATTCAATCAAAGCTTCTGATTTCATTCTTTGAATACTTCTTTCGGAATAGCCGACTTCTCTAGCAATCTTGTAATTAGAGTAATGGTCCTGCACACAGAAACTATAGTGCAAAATTTGTCTGCTAGTTAGGCTTAATGCCATAAGCCCAGATAAAATTGCGTCTCTTTCTGCTTCTGCATCTGCTAATTGTACTAGCGCATCTTCTGCTTTGTTCCCATGACTTTGGCTTTTAGGCATATCTGTAATAATTGGTGATTTTAAATCTATCAAAGAGCGACCAGCTATTCGCTCTAAACGTCTAAAATTCTTCAACACATTTCTGGCATTCGCTTTTGTTTGTCGAAAATCTACTTCTTTTAGCAATTGAATCAAGTGGAATCGCTCCTTTTGTGGTATAATAACTATGTCGAAAATATTTCTCACAGCCGGAGCAATCTGGCTTTTTTTATTTTCTACTAAATAAACTTTTTACAATACGTACTATGAGATAGTATTTTCAAATACATTTACTCATGATATAATCATATTAACTTTCTTGGGGATTTTATTTCTGAAATAAATTTCTCCTTTTCTATGATAACTGGCGGAAAACAGTTATCGATAGTTCCTGTCTCCACCAGAGACACAATGTCAACCTTATTTGTTGGCACTATTAGCACTTTACTTGGGAAAAGTGCTAACTACCACATTAGTCAGCCATTGGTCGGCTGGCTTTTTGTTTGCAAAAAATCAGCTAGTTATTGTAAAAAAGTTGCAATAAGTTAAAACTCCAATGTAATTGGCCTCCCGTATTTTTAAATTTTCCATTCGCCATCTTTCATATTGGTTTTATTCATATGATTTCTTTCATCGTGAGCAATCGTATAATCGAAAAATAAATCGGCTTGCTCTGCTCCATGTAAGTATTCAACATAAACGCCATCGACTTGCCTTCCTATGATATAAACTTCTGGATAACTCATACGCTGGAACCTCCTAAATATAGCCCTAATCCCAAAATAAACGAGCATGAAAGGAAATAAACTAGGTCACTACTTGTTATGTCATTGCCGTACACGAAATGGCTCACGGTTGCTTTTGCTACAAGAATCATTATTGCAATGCCACTAAATTTATTTATTGCTCTTTTCCAGTTGCGTTTCATCTATTCACCATCAACTTTCACAGCAAACGGCCAGTAACGTTCATCAATTGATTTGATTTCTTGTTCTGTTAGCGGTGTTCTTGCTCCGCTGTTCTGAGACGATAACCAGAATGCTTTGTTTAAAACTTTATCTACACCTAAATATTGTTTTGTTGTCGTGTCAAAAACATAATACAATTGCTCTTTCTCGACTTCGTAGCCGTTATCAATCGCATTCAATAGTTTTACTTTATTTTCTGGATGTAAAAGCCAACCCTCAACATCGTCAGTTATCAATGTATATTCGTTATAATATAAGCATTCTAACTGTTGACCAACGAATACCATAAATGCAGCACCAGAGCTTAGTTTTTTATCACTAATTCTACCCTTTAAACCATCAAGCCAATCTGCCACGAATTTCTCTTCATGTGAAAATACGACTTTTTTAGGTTCGTCTAATTGTTTTAGATCATCTAGGATTTCCTTTCGAGCAACACCATATCCTGCAACATAAATTTCACGCTTAGTCAATGCTAATGGTGATTCGATTAGTTTGTATGCAGACGCACCTTTCTTGCTTTCCCATTTCTCAATCATTTCTTGTTTATTCATTGTTGTTCCTCCTCTAAAATAGCTAGAATTTTTTTTGCTTTTTCTTTATCAGATGTATAAAATAAGCTATGCTCTTTGCCATCAATACCTTTAAATCGGACTGTCTTTCTTTTATTTACAAAAAACCAGTCTGTCACTGCTTGAATAGCCTCATCTGTAATTACTCGACGATAATTTATGTCCATCAAGCCGTCTTTTGTTTTACTAAGATAAATATCTCCACTTACTGACGCTGTTACCAAAGCGTAATTTTTCATAAGCCATTTAATTTCTCTCCTGTTCAAACCATTCTGCAAATACTCGTACCATTTCGGCTTCTTCTTTATAACTTAGTTTTTCATAAGCTATACCTGCTTCATCAGCTTCATCATCGATATAACTTTGATGTAATTTCCAAAGGTAACCTGTACAAGATGCTTTAATTTCAGTTTCATTAAATCGATCTTTCAACCAATCCAGCACAATCTGCTGATTTTCGTTGAGTTCTGTAATACATATTATCGTTTTTAGCTCTCTTAACTCGTCCTCTGCTTCATAAGCTAATTTATCTGATTTCCAATAATTATGCCAAATACTTAATACTTCGTTTTTATCTACTAGTTCTTGTTTACTCATTCTGTTCCCTCCAATCATTCTGGATTTTCGTGTATATTTCCGATAATACATAAATTTCTGTAATATGATAGGAAGTTGCTAGCATCGTTCTTAAAACAAAATTGCGCATAGTCTACATCGTAAACAATTTCGCAAGCTTCAAACGTTTCCCACGTGCCATTTATATTGTCATCATGTTCGACTAAATCCCCCTCAAAAATTTCAACTCCGTTCTTGTCTCTTAATCCAATGGATTGCCCAATAGTTTCCTTATCAATCAAATAAACCGTATTTTCATCTGATTCATTTACGATAGCATATTGACCAAACATAAAAGTTAGAAGTCCAACATGCCAGTTTCCTCGTTCATCTCTTGCTCTATACTTCGGTATCATTTTGCACCTCTTCATAGCGAACACTAAACACATGAGGATCGCTGTACAAGTCATTTACTGATTGCTCCATCTCAGCAATTGTCTTGTTGTATTTCATAATTGTGTCCTGCAATTCTTCACCCATGAAACACTGTTTGTAAATCAATCTGTAATTTTTTCTCATGTTCAAAAACTCCTCTACTTTTTTAGTCTTAATTTGGTTCAGTACATATTTTTTACTGATAATCATTTGATTGTTACTATCACTTATATTTTCCTTGTCTTCCCGATGAACAACAGTTATTTTACCGAGTATCGAGTTGTCATAGACTTTCTGAACAATCCCCTATATTGGATGCTTAAAACGGATATGAGCTCTAAACTTTGGAATCATCTTCTTCACTCGCTTTCTAATATTTCCACTTCTTCCGCTGAAAGAAAACTAGCAAGACAATTTGCATCACAAAACATATTGTCTGTTCCATCTTCAAACTGGAAAAAATTAACTATCATAAAATTGTCTCTAATTGTTAAATATGATTGATTAGTAAATTCTCCATCATTAAACAATGCGTTACCACAATTAGCACACGTAGAACTTTCTTTCTGAAAATTTGGATATGTCACAATTTTTTCACTCACTTTCTAATCTACTGGCAATATCAGCAATGACTGGTACTGTTACACTGTTTCCTGCTTGCTTATATAATTGACTATCGCTGTTTACTTCTTTTGCTTTATCAAACACCCAGTCAGGAAACCCTTGAAGCCTCCAACATTCACGAGGTGTTAGCTTGCGAATTCGAATACTGTCTTTTAAAAAGTTATTTTCATGCCAACTATTAGATGTTACAGTTGGAGCAACTTTATATATACCTCCATCGTTATAACCACGAGATTTCTGAATAATAGCTACTCCATGTTTATCTTGTGCAGTTAACGTAAACATTTCTTCACCATCACCTTTAAACCGTCTTCCATTTTGTCGTTTTTCAAGTCTATCTGGTGTTAGTACAGGTATTGCTATTTTTTCTTCATGCTGTTCACGTTCAACAACATACGTTCCTGTTCCTTGAGCTTCGATTCTTGTTGTGAGTGTATTGGCGTAAATTTGTTGTCCTTGTAATTTAGTAAACGTTCTGTCGTTTTTTTTGAAAGGAAAAACTTTTCTGGTACGTTCTCCTCTAAGATGTCCGATAATGAATACTCGCTCCCTGTTCTGTGGTACGTAGTATTTAGAGTTAAGCACTTGCCATTCCACATCATACCCGAGTTCATCCAAGGCTCTGAGGATTGTCTCGAACGTAGCCCCTCCTTCGTGGTTAAGCAATCCTTTGACGTTCTCAAGGAATAAATAGCGTGGTCTGAGAATAGATGCGAACCTTGCAATTTCAAAGAAGAGAGTTCCTCGAGTATCTTCAAAACCTTTTCGTTTTCCTGCAATCGAGAAAGCTTGGCACGGAAATCCTCCACAGATAACGTCAACACTTCCGATTCCCCGAATAAATTCATCTGATATTGTTGTGATGTCATGCATTTCCACCTCTCCTGTTGTGTCATGGATTGCTTTATAACTAGTTCGTGCGAACTTGTCTATTTCGCAAAAACCAATGCATTCATGACCAGCTGATTCCATCCCTAAACGGAAACCGCCAATGCCTGCAAATAAGTCTAAAAATTTCATAATTTCAAAGGAGTAAAGAATTCTTTGTGGTCGACCAAACCTCCACTCCTTTCTATAAATTCACTGGCTCATTTTTATAACCAGCATCAATCAAAATTCCATCAATCACATAAAGGTCCGTTTTCTGCTTTAAACTAGCCTTAAATTTCTTCGCAATATTTCTAGCTGTTTCTAAAGAAACGACTTCATATGTTTTAGCCAATGCATCCGCAATAATTGCGGATGTTGGCGTGTAATAAATCTCCAGCAAAATGAACACTCACTTTCATTTCATAAATCTAATTTAAATGTTCAGCTTTATATTCCCAGAATTTGTTTCTAGGCATTCCTAACGCTTCTATGATTGCATTCACTGAATAACCAACCCACTGCAAATACAAATATTCTTGAATGGTGAACTTGTCTTTATCAATTGAGCTGATTGGTTTAGATTTATCCATTGTTTGCTCACCAATATCCTTACCAAGCATTTTAATTTGACGATAGGCCATGCTTTTTGGATGTTTATACCAGTCCGGATTCTCATTCATTAGCTTTAGCATTTCTTTCCGCTTTTGCTTTTTTTCAGCTTGAATACGTGCTATATCTTCAAAAATTACACTGTTCATTCTTTAACCTCCTAGAACGGCAGATCATCGTCGCTAATGTCGATTGAATTACCTGCGCCTGCGAACGGATCTACATCTCCACCAAACGACATTTGTTGGCTGTTATTTTGCTGATTTAAGCCTTTATTTTGATTTGTGGCATAATTACTCTCGAAATTGTTTTGAACGCTTGTACCGTCATTCTGTGACGTCTGAATGCTATTTCTATTCTCATTGGCGCTTTTTGGCTCTAATAATTGGAAACTCTCGCAAATAACTTCAGTCACATAGACACGTTGGCCTTGTTGGTTGTCATAATTACGAGTTTGAATTCTGCCAACAACTCCTAATAATGTTCCTTTACGAGCATAATTAGCCATTGTTTCAGCAGGCTTACGCCAAATTACACAGTTGATAAAATCCGCTTCTCGTTCGCCGTTTTGGTTTGTAAAGTTACGGTTCACAGCAAGAGTAAAGCTTCCAACTGCAGAACCACTTGCGGTGTAGCGTAAATCTATATCTTTCGTTAAACGTCCAACTAACACAACTTGGTTTATCATATTGTCACTCTCCTAATAATTCTTGTTTTTGTCGTTCTAATTCAGCTAATTCTTCAGGTGATAAAGGTACATCTTCTTGCATCCCATTCCAATTTGGTAACTGCTCTTGTCTCACTGGCGCCTTAGAATACGCAGGCTGTTTATTTGTTTGAGACAGATCATATTCATCGTTGTAACGATCATCACGTATCCAACGAAACAATTCTTGTGGATGGTACCAATCATTTAATTTAATATACGCAAGATAGTCCTTATATCCTTTTTTAAACGACTCTAAATCTTCTTCCGTCTTGAACTTCTTTAAAAATTGTTCTCTAGCTTTTTTCTTGTTGGTTTTCTTTGGATAAGTTTGCCAAACTTTTTCGAATAATTCAGGCATAGTTGAGCTCGGCTCAACACTATTCTTTTTTTTATCCTTAACTAACCTATCCTTACCTAACCTAACCTGTGTATCCATTTGGTATCCCATACGGTTGCCATCTGGTATACCAAGATGGTTTTCACTCTCTATAACCTCGGTTTTAAAGGTATATGCCTTACTATTTTTCTCAGCTAATTCAGCCTTTTCTTCTTGATATAGAGTTGGTTTGTATCGATCATTTCGAATATAGTTATGAATTTTCCAATGCTTGATAACAATAACTCCGCTATCAAAAACTAAAATAAATCTTTTGGCCATTAATAGCTTTAAATCATCATCTCCACATCCAACCATTCGTTGAATTTTCTTAGGATTATTAATAAACCCATCATCATCCGCTCGCATTGACAGATGAAAATAAAGAGATTGAGTTGACAGCGGCATGTCTAAAAATGCATCGCTATCAATGATGGTCTTTGCAAACATTCTTCTTTCAGCCACCGTTCTATCCTCCTATGTTTAACTTTTTACGTTCTTCGATGTTTAATTTGACTGGTTTAATTTGATACTTATTCAAGAAGTTCTTAGTGCCTACTTGGTGTTCCTCTTGATGGTGCTGACGGCAACCAGCATAAAATGTGAATGTCTCATGATTAATTTTTTTGCGATTTCGCCCCATGCCAACAACTTCTATATGGCAAATATCAGCATGTTTACCACAAATACAGCACTTACGATATTTCAGGCAGTAATAAAACCATTTGTTATTTTCAAGCAAGTATTGGTATCTTTTTTCAAGTGGTATATCGTTTTTCAAAATGAACTCAATTAAGAAACCGATCCACTCAGTCGCTTCATTCTTGGTAGCTCTACTATGTTCAAAGTAAACACCACTCTTAGCTTCGTAGTAGTATTTCAAGACACTTTCAATCCATTTAGGTTCGTCATAGCTCCAACGTGCCACATCGGCTATTAGAACGTGAGAAAGTGCATTCTGTTTTTGAGACATCTGTCGATTATCTAAGAATTCAACTTTCGCTAAATTATCATCGTTATTAGCCAGAAGTTCGAGAAAATTTGAATTTATTTCATCCTCAAATTCGATGGCCAACATATTCCCTTTATGTTTTATGATTTTCCCAATCATTCAATCACTTCTTTTCAAAATCATTTGCAATAGGAGGATTTGCCTCGTCAAATAATTCTGTTTGTTCTTCATCGAGTTCGTTTTCACTTTGTTGTTCTACACTAGGAACTTCAATCTTTTCTAACATTTCTTTCATACGCTCAAGAACTTTAGTTTTTACGTTTTTTAAAGGTACGTTGTTAATCTTGCTGTGCAACTCTTTAAACATATTTTCATGATTTTCAGATTGTGTAGCAAGTTCTGTAATACTACTAATTAATTCATCTTTTAATTTTTCTAAATCTATTCCTTCGCTACTCCATTCATATATTTTTTCGCCTACTTCTTTTGTTATTTTAAAAGGCATATTAAACATATTTGAGTTATCTTTTGTAGCTTCCGCTATGTGGTCCTGATCAATACGTAAAGCGATAGCAAATTCATATTCCAAACTATCTTTTTGATCAGGTTTCAACCCTAGTTTTACTACTTGTGTTTTACCTTGTTCATTTTTTTCCATGTCGTAGGCTTGCTTACTTCTAGACGTTCCAATCACATACATTGAATTTCCTGTTACTAACTTAAGAAATTCTTTCTCTAATGGTTTTACTTTATTCCAAGCCAACATTTGATTTTTAGAGTTGCCTCTCTGATGGTTTTCTACTTGTTCTAAAATGCCACCTTCACCACTCCAAGCATGCGTTAGAGAATCGACTATAACCACTTCAACCCCAGCTTGTTTGAATAAATTAAAAGCCTGTATATATCGCTGTACAGTAAATGGTGCTTCAAAATCAATATGCAAAAATTCCCCTATGTCGACATTTCCAATGGTTGAATCAGCATATAACAACGATCGTTTGTGCTCAGTGTCAATGACACCTATTTTTTCCCATTGTTCTTGTTCTGATAAGTCTGAATGCATTTTTTCAATAATTCCTTTAGCAATAAACAACGCACTTACTGTTTTTCCACTACCACTTGCGCCAGTTATCATGATAGGAACTTTTATTTTTTCGCGTTTAGCCTTTTTTATTTCCATATTGAAACCTCCTATCTAATTCTCAAACTCTTAGTTTGAACTAATTCTGCACCTTTGATTTCCCCATGTTTCAGTTCTTCTTTCAAAGCTGTTTTATCAACTTTGGGAGGTTGAGGAATTAAAAAGCCAATAGGAATTAATTTTTCGTCTATAATATTCACAGAAACTGGATT